ACCAGCTAGGTATCGAAGTTGACGAAGCCAAGAGCCTGATCACGCAATACCATGACCGCGTTCCGTTTGTGAAAGGACTGATGAACGGTGTGATGCAGCATCTAAACAGCAAGCGCAGCGGCGGTACTATTAGTTCGATCTTGGGCCGCAAGTGCCGGTTTAATCTGTGGGAGCCCACTACATTTGGTATGTCCAAGGCCCTGCCGTACCAAGAAGCCGTCAGCGAATACGGGGAGACAACCCGTTTGAAGCGGGCCTACACCTACAAAGCTCTAAACCGGCTTATTCAAGCGTCTGCCGCGGACATGACCAAGCAAGCTATGGTAAACATTTATAAAACAGGGCGTGTCCCATTAATTCAAATACATGACGAAATAGCTATTTCTGTGAAAAATCGTGAAGAAGCAAAAGAAATTGCAGAAATTATGGAAAATGCTGTAACATTGGAGGTGCCTAGTAAATGCGACGTTGAAATCGGCCCAAGTTGGGGCGAAGCATCGTAACTTTTTCACGGTAAACCTCCCTTAGAACTGGTCCCGCTTCGGCGGGGCCTTTTTTACTTGCTATCCTATATACAATCCTATATAGTCCCTTACAGAAGGAGTAAAAAATGGACATAACCAAGTGGAAATCTGTTCTGGTGCCGATTGAGGTCTATACCGAAATCAAGAAAACAGCCAAGGCAGAAGGCCGGACTATCAGCGGACAACTAAAAATCGTCTGGGAAGTCTACAGAAAATCTGTATTAAATTAAGCTGCGGGGTTTTGCCCCTAAAAAAATTTAGCTATTAGGTGGGAGTTTATGGGATGCTACATCTATCAAGGTGTGTTAAGTGCGGGGTACAAGCCACGGCAAAGGACGGCAAATACTATCTTTGCGGCAAGCATTGGCTAGAAATTTATGCCGGTAAGTTTAAACCCTGCGAAGAATGCGGCGGTGAAGGCCAAGTAGAGTACGAACGATCTGTTGTCGATTGGGGTAGCGGCGGCTATCTTGAAGGTTACATGGACGATTGCGACAAGTGTAATGGATCAGGAGAACTGGAATATGACACATGAACCTTTTGGAGATGCGGGCAAGATGCAAGAACTTTTAGAAAATTCACAATGCCCGCGGTGTCATACCGCCCTGCCACCAATCACGGTCCACGGCCATGTTCAGTGTTCTGTTTGTAAATTATATATAAATGAGTGTTGTACGGGAGAGACAGGTGAGATGTGTTAAATGTAAAGGTGAGACGAAGGTTAAGGATAGTAGGTCCCATAAGGATACCATCCGCCGTCGAAGGATATGCAAGAAGTGCGAGCATAGGTTCTTTACTTTTGAAGTTGCAGAACAGCCGCCTAAAATCATAGAGTTAAAAGTCGAAACACCTAAAAAACGTCGCATTTCTAAGAAGCAGGAACCGGACTTCAATAATATGACCGACGACGAAATCGAAGAATATTTTTATGAATAAAAGTGCTTGCATATAAGCCTCTAAGGGTGTATATAAGATACATCCCGTAGTTGAAGCCCCCAAGGTTGGTTTGCCCCCGCCTTGGGGGTTTTTCTTTTGCGCTTGACATCTTATATGTATGGGAGTATATAGGGGTATGTTAAACAATTAGCTAAACGGGAGATACCAATGGCTACTACTAAAAAAACTAATGATGCAATCAGCATCCCAGTGATCAAGCAAGGCCAGATTAAAATTCGTTTAATTGGACAAACACCGATGTACTTTAACAGTATGTCTGCAAAAGCTAAACGGGACCTACTCGTTGGCGCGGGCCGCAAGACAGCGGCTGAAAAGAAAGAAATTAAACATAATCCGGAACAGGAGTTTGCCGACTCCATGCACACCCAAGCCAAAGGTGACACGTTGTTGTGCTTCCCAGCGGCTGGCGTAAAGGGTGCAATGGCTACGGCTGCGCTTGAAACGGCTGGTGTAAACAAGACCAGTGTCAACCGGCTTATCTTCTTGCCACAGACAAATATAAACATTTGGGGCAAGCCGTACTTAAAAATCGACGTAGTGAGGTCCGCGGACATGAACCGCACACCGGATATGCGTACCCGTGCCTATCTTCCTAACTGGTGCGCCGAAGTAGAAATCAGGTTTGCTACACCTAATTTCAGCGCAATGTCTATATCTTCCCTGCTACAAAATGCCGGACAACTAATCGGCCTTGGCGATTTTCGTCAGGAAAAAGGCCGTGGAGGTTTTGGTACATTTTCTATAGCTGGTGAAGAACTTGGCGAATATGAAGAGGTTTGGAATGAGCTAATGAAAGACGGCCGCGAGGTTCAAGAGTTAGCGCGTGACAATCCAGAGTGCGCGGATCAGGAAACAGCAGAACTGATGCAGTTCTTGCAAGAAGAGCGGCTGCGGAGGGCTGCTTAACCAATATAGGCGGGGGTTCTTCCCCCGCCGCGGGTTGCGGAAAGACGGTTGAGGCTGGTATGGCGTGGCGTGGTCAGGCGAGGCAGGGCGGTCATGGAGAGACGTGTTAGGGTGGTTTGAGTTGGGGTGGGGATAGGTGTGGCATGGCTGGGCGGTTTCGGCATGGTCAGGTCTGGTAGGGTTACATGAGGCTAGGCAAGGCGGTTTAGGTCCGTTTGGTTCTGTTAAGCTACGTTGCGTTGAGGACGGTCAGGTTAGGCGAGTCAAGGCGGTTGAGGTCTGTTGTGTTTTGTTGCGGCAGGGTCAGGCAGGACTTGGCAAGGCGGTTTTGGTTGGGTTTGTTCAGGTGCGCTACGGCCAGTCATGGAGTGGCGGTTGAGTTGTGGAAAGGTGCGATAAGCTACGGCTTGGGCTGGTAAGTTTGGGCGGTTGCGTTGAGGTCGGTTATGATCCGGTTGGGCACGGCGTGGTGCGGCGGTCATGGTAACGTCTGCTTAGTTGAGACGAGTTGTGTGATGGCATGGTCAGGCGGTCGTGGTGTGTCCCGTTGGGGTGGGTTGGCTTCTGGCGAGGCGGTTAATTTTAAAAGGAGGAGTAAATGAGTAACTTTGCAAGAAAAACCAAGCAGCGGATAATCGACGAATATCTGCAAGCTACCGGTTTGAATATATTCAAGGCCGACGAGTTTGTGGACTGGCTGGCTAACCAGCCGGAACATGAAATGTATGACGCATTTTATGGCACCGACGACGCAACAGCGGCCAGACAATGGCGGATCGACATGGCACGGCGCATGGCTAGCGGACTACGGATCGTGGTCAAGCAAGAAGAAGTGCAACAAAGTTCTGTCGTGTCAATCAAGGTGGCTGAGTATCCGGCATACATATCGCCGGTATCCAAGCGCAGAGAGGGCGGCGGTTACGAACCATTTGACCCCGACGACGAAGCCTCGCAAGAAGAACTGCGGCGGCAAGCTGGCGTGGCTCTGGCCGCGTGGCTGAACCGCTTCCGTGGGTCCGCGGAACATATCGGTTTGGATATGACACCTATTGAAAATATCGTTCTTATTCTGCGCGATGATAAAGAAGAAACTGCGACGGGTTGACTTTCCCGTCGTATGGGACTATATAAGGGTATGTTAAACAAATGAACGGGAGTTACCGATGGGTAGAAAATGGACTGACGCCCAGCGTAAGGCACAATCTGCGCGGATAAAGAAATTTTGGAAGAATAAAAATAAAGTGGGCAAGGTTAAAAAAGAGCCTTGGGAAATAGCTCAAGAAAAACGAGAAGCGGACCGCGAAGCCAAAGTTGCTGCGTTGCGGGAAGTCATGCTTGCTCCACAAATGGAAGCCGCTCTTGAAGCCGCGATAGTGATGCAGGAATTTATCTGTGATTATCAGGAAGAGTTTGAAATATATCGTGGATCTATTCCTCGCGATATGCTGGCCGCTAAAAGAAAGCTGGAGACAGCTTTCGGTATGATTGGTGGAGAGGGTTATCAAAACCCTAAATATGAAAGGGACGATGAAGATGCCTAAAGGTGACCTTTATAAAAAAACTATAAAGTCAACGGTCTTGGAAAGATCGTTGAGCATGGACTGGACCGAAGCTTGTGAAGTTGTGGAACGGGCTGTAGAATTGTTCGCAACAAATACCAAACAAGCCGGTGCATTTAGCCGCGAAGCGGTGGACAAGGCAGTCACCATCAACGCCGCGTGGAGAAGGATACAACGTGGATAAAGCAAAAGATGACTTTGAGTCCGCATCCGACGAAATGGAAGCCCTGCTAGACCGGTTTGAAGCCGCCGGTTATAACGGCGGAGCCGCAATGGGCGGCGCAATGCAAGCCATCATATTTAGAATGGCTATCGGCGCACCAGACGCGGCCACCGCACTAGGGTTCATGGGCTCCTGCATGAGTACCGCAGCCCTAATGGTTACCGATCCAGACGAGACGGAACACTGATCACGGCCCTCGCTCCATTATTTTGGGGCGGGGGTTGACTTATTTTTTTATTTAGTTTATGTATGGGATAAATCTTATATCACTACGGGAGATTGATATGACTGAAGATCAACTGTTTCAAACTTTATATCATATGTGTGCGGGCACTAATGTTACTTACAAGCAGATAGATAATGATCTGGATGAAGAGGGTGATGTCACTGTTTTCTTTACTATCCACCCTGACGTTGAGGAGATGGACGATGCCAAAGTTTAAGGTAACCGCCACGATGGACGTGGGCTACGAACTAATCGTCGAAGCCCGTAACGAAGCCGAAGCATGGCAGATGGCTAACGATGACTTTGCCACCATCGAATGGGTTCAGACCGATGAGGGTCACGACTGGACGTTGGAAAATGTTTATGAGGTGAACGATGGCTAAGACATACGGAGTTGAATTCGTCGCTTCTATATTTAAGAAGACGATGCCATTAGGAGCTATCAGAATTGAGGTTGTGGCTGACTCCAAGGATCATGCCGAGGAGATAGCGCATGAGATTTTTGCGGCTCAAATGGAACGCCAGAGGTGTTTGATATGGGAGATAGGTGAAAATGACGGTTGAGTATTTACCCGTCGAGGGCTGCGAAGAGTGTGAGTTCTTTGAAACAGCCTGTCCCGAATGCGTTCTTTATGGGGAAGCTAAAGAGGTTGAATGAAACAATATTCATAATCGGCTATCTGGTCAGCGGGCTCGCCCTGCTGGCCTTTCTTATTTGGGAAGCTTGGCGAGACTAAAAAACCCCAGCCGCGAGGGCTGGGGTTGGTTGTTAGAGGACCTTGGTAAATCGTATTTTGGCAGTGTGCCGCGGACCACGGCTCTTGACGTAGTGATCCGGATAATACCCAGCCTCTGTTATGTACTTGCCGTCTTCAGTCTCTTGAATGTATGTCCAAAGCTTTTTGATATTTGCATACTTCTGTTGAACATAAAATTCAGCAACCCGAAGAAAATAGCTGGGTATCGTGTAGGCGTTAATCGCATTGCCTTGTGCAAACGGCTGAGTGCCATCTATGTTTTGCACAAGCACCGGAACCTTGCGTAAGGACATTTCGGTTGAGTGAACTCTGTCTGTATAATACCGGCGTAACTTATGAAATTTTACATCCGGATTAAAACAGACTCTCCGTACCTCAAGGATTAACTTTCTATCCGGTCCGGTTGGACGGCCACATGGATTGCCTACAATGGCCGCACCTAGAAGAGTGCTATGTCCGGTGCCAGCGTTACAGTCTCTAACGTATTCATAAAGACCATAACAAAAAGAGATGTGAAGGTCCGGCAGCGGATCGTTGTGTCGATGCCATTCTTTGATTGCAAGATTGGCGTCGCCATTAGTCATTGGTTTTATGTTGAGTAACATAAAATCCTCCCGTAGTTATTAACTTGTCAAACAGCGAAGCTCTAAGCTTGGTCTTATTATATCACGCCATTATTCATAATTGACGTCATGGGCAGAAAAAAGTTTGTCAATAAATTGACAACATATTGTCACCTAGATAGAGCTTTAGTCTTATATAAGAGTATAACATAATATCGCATAAATGTCAATGCGACATATTGTCGCAGTACAAAAGGGGAACATCCATAAATTCTCTGTAATCGTTAGTGGAAGCCAAAAACGCCGTTGGCCGGTCGAGGGTAGTAAACCACCGGAAAACACCTAAAGCCCGTGTATGGGCTTCTATGGGAGATTATGGGTGGTTAACTTGATTTAGGTTAACTTAGATTTTACCGCTAAAACTTTATAAAATTTTATGCTTGACAAGTATGGGATAGTATGCTAGAGTATAAGAACAGTCAGGGATGACTGTTTTTTGGCCGTCGGCCAAACGCTGTTTGAAATCGTTAACTACTACGGGAGGTATCTATGTCAGATACAACTAACGCCGCGTCCGTCTGGGCTGTCCAAAGCAAGATGCTTGAGGAGGGGGATGAGGATTGGGGAGACTGCCAGTCATTCTGCTCTATCCTTATTCAAGAATGTAACGGCAACCGACTTGACCTTGGAACGGATGAAACGTTCGATTTAGGTTACATTCGGGCTCAAGCTTCTTTGAATTATCATCGAAAGATGTTTAGCTCAACCCAAGAATTTCAAATCGTTCTTAAAGAAGGACACTTCGACATTCTTGGAAAAGAGTTTACTTACAAAGGGTTAGCTCAAAAGGTCGAGTAATCGCGGATCACGGTTCAAAGGGGCTGCCTTCGGGTGGCCTCTTTTTTGTTACGCGATACAGTATATAGAGCCCAGAAATAAAAAAAAATATTTTTGTAAAATATAGCCGTTACATCCGTTACAACGTTACAAACGTAATAAGTTACTAATATGTAAAGATATTATTGTAACTTATTTTGTAACTTATTTAAAACAAGAAAAGTTACACTAAAACAAGAAATCGCCTAATGGGGGTGTGGCAATATTTTTTTTGAAAAATATATTTCTGGCGTATATAAAGGATACGGTGTTTAACGAACGTGACCTTTTTAACTGAGGATTGATGATGGGTAGCAGAGCAGCAAGCAAGGTAACAGGAAAGCCCCGTGAGACTAGAGGAAGGCCACCGGCCAGCACTGAGCAGCCGTTGACCCGTAAGCAAGAGCTTTTTGTCAAAGAGCTTGTCAGTAAGGACGGGCAGATAACTTTGCGAGAGGCGGCAATCAATGCTGGCTATTCTGCAACGTCGGCGCATAGCAGGGCGTATGAGCTAACCAACCAGCATATCTCGCCCCATGTTGTCGCGGCTATCAACTCTTACCGGCGCGAACTGGATGAGAAATACGGGGTTACCTATCAGAGACATTTACGGGATTTACAAGCTATTCGGGATGTGGCTTTAGAAAACGGGGCTTATTCTGCCGCCGTTCAAGCTGAGTACCGGCGGGGGCAAGCACAAGGCGACATCTATGTCAGCAAGTCTGAGATCAGAACAGGGTCGATAGACAGTATGAACAAAGAGGATGTCTTGAAAGCTCTAGAGGAAATCAAACAAAGCTATGCCCCGATCACAATTGACATCACTCCCAAAGAAAAGAAAAATGCCAGCAATCGCGGTAAAGCGCGAAAGCGGCTTTTACAAGCAGATGAAGGAAGCGACGCAGAGATCGAAGCGGAAGTTATTACTGACGCGGATTGAAAATTCTGTAGGCGCGGGCATACCTGATTTATTGATATGTGATGAACAGGGTGTTTTTCATTTTGTAGAATTAAAGTTTTTGACCAGCAATGGCGTGACTTTGCAGCCGTCGCAGGTGGCGTGGTTATCCCGTCACCATCATAGCCCGACATGGATATTGATCAAAAAACAGAACAAGCCTATGGATGATCCGGAATTGTTTTTGTATCCGGCCAGCGCGGCAGTTGATCTAAAAATGGACGGGCTGCAATCCGTCGAGCCAATACATCACCAAATAGGCAAATTTAATTGGGATGTGATTTTA